TTAAAATTCTTCTATTACATAAACCTTCACAAAAACATCATATTTAGCTGCCAACTCTTCCAGTTTCGTTTCTCTGTATTTTGTCACTGTAAAGAAATGAATAACTGGTACTTTCCCGTTATGCTTTTGTTTATAAATTTGTGTGAGTTCTTCATATTTTTTCAACTTTTCTTCATTCACTTTCATTTTCTGTGAGCGATCTATTTCAACTGCATGAAGTATACTTTCCTCATCACGAAACTTCACATCAGGAATAATTCTTTTTTTCTCACCATTTTTTCTATATTTTATTTCTGTTTCTATTTGCCAATCATCAGGACAAAATAAATGCAGCCACGCTTCATTTCTCAATATCGCATGCTCCATTCTATTTCTAGAAACAACCTTTCCTTCCCCTAGTAATGCATGCCCTTCTTTATTTAAGTAGTAAACATATTCTTTATAGTAAGTAACACGACTAATAAAAGGCGTTAAGTCTTTCATAATACGATTTGCATTCCGTATACCACCCATATTATGCACACACATTAAATGCCGTCTGGTGGCAAACTGCAGCTTTCTAATCGTCGCAAGTATCATCATCTGACGTTCTTTCTTCAATTGTTTCAATGTACTCATCCTTCTCCACCTCATATTCTCTAAGATGTTTCCACATAATCTCATCTTCAATAAAAGGTACTTGTAACTCAGTGAAGGTGTCTTTCATGTAAATGGCCCTTCCTGGAATGGATGGCAATACTTCTAATCCCGGCTGATCAATTACAACTTCAGATGCGGTACGTGTAGGTAATCTAAATCCTAGTTTGGCATTAGACATCTGCTTCACGACTCTTGGCAACGAATCACTAGTTGGATATTGCGTACAAAAAACAATTCGAAAACCTAGCGCTCCACCTACTCGCGCAATATGACTGATCATATATTGACACTCTTCTAACATTTGATTATGCGGTTTTGGTAATCCTTTTGCTGGAGCTAATACCGCACCTTCATCGATAACGATAAAATACCGATTTCTTTCTTTTGTATGAACAATATTCTTAATGCCGCGCTCTTTCATGAACTTTCCGCGCTCACTCATCTTCTCCATGACTTTTATTAACATCGCATGCGCTTGTTGCGGTGTTTCTGCTATCATTTCAACTTGCTGCAGTTTTTTATATTCACTAAACTCCAATCCTTCTTCTTTCAGATCAATTAAATAAAAATGTGCATGATCAGGATTAGCTAATGATAAGGTAGTAAACATATTCTTTAAAAACACTGTTTTCCCCATACGGATTAACCCGCCAATTGCCATATGTGGCGTTTCATCGAAATCATGATACATAATCCTTTCTAAACTCTGGCCAATCGGTACACGCCATTTTCCTTTTGTCACTAATCGTGTAGACCAATCCCATTTCTTCGGTATTTCTTTATGGAATACACGAATATTCAATCTGTAATTATCATATTGAATTCGAACAGGCTTATTTAATCCTTCACTTACAACATCCTCGACCTTTTGAATAATTTTACTTGGCATTCCAACGGGCAAGGTATAAATAAAAGTTGTGCTTCGATCATCATCGACTTGCTTTTGAAACTTCGGATAATGCAATTTGTCTTCTCTCTTTATAGCAATTCCAGATACCTCAAAGAACACTTGTATCTTTCGCTTATCATCATCTTTACGTTTGAACTTATCACCGAACAATGCGACTGTTAAACCTGCAGCTGGCACCAATAATAATTCGATCATTTTTCTCCCCCTTTTTATACCCTTAATTGGGTATAAAACTCCCTCGCAAGTAAACATCGTTCGTACAAGGGAGTTTCGTTGTTAGCCCTAGCGACTCAAATTCCATAACTCTCTTCCTTTATAGAAACGCAAAGAGAACATATCGTAGAAGATACAAGAACGAGCCTGTGAGCGTTGTGTACATGGTCATACGTGGAAGCCAATATGGAACACTCTGACCCATTTTCTTTGCAACCTTCATCGTAATAACTGACAAGCCTGTTGCCGTCCATACTACTACTGCTTCTCCTACGATTGTCATTTGAATCCCTCTTTTCGAATGAGTTGTAATCCCTTCGGTGTCATAACCGGTTGATACTCATTAATGACATCTCCCCACTCAAGCACTTCATCCTCATCTTCATATAAATCATCCATTATATCTTTTGACAAACGGTAATAACCTCTGTACTCACGATTATCAAAAACCTCATGTCTTTCCATGTGGTCCATAATTGCATTTGTTTCTTTCTTGCCATCGGAATTTCTATACATACTTCTTAATTCTTTTGATGGATACAGGTAAGGCGTTTCATTTAAGTGTGAATATTGCCAACGCATGCGCGCCCTCTCCCCTCTTGTTGTCCTCGATCCCACTTGGTGTTCCTCGTGGTCTTGATATAGGTATATGACTTAGAAGGGGCTATATTGCCTGTCCATTTAAATTTTTCTAAATATTCGTTGATTAAATTAAAGGAGGACACATTTCCATATGCGAATTGTATATAATTAAAGAGGTGATATTGTGCGATTAAAATGTAAACTTCGTATTATTTTTGCTGAAAGGGAAATACGTCAAAAGGAATTTTCAAAACTTATTGGAATTAGTCAAACTACAATGAGCTCACTTGTTAATAATACGACGCTCCCTAGTTTTCTTACGGCTTACAAAATTGCAAAAGAATTAAAATTACACATGGAAGAAATTTGGATAGAGGATATAGAGGGGGATAATGAAAATGTATAAAAAACTTATAGGTATTTGCATTGGAAGTACCTTATTGTTAGGTCTCACAGCTTGTGATTCTTCTAAACAAAGTGAATCAAGCGAAAAAGCAAACGTCAAATCCCAACCAGAAACTAAAAAAGATTTAACATCTCAGGATGAATTAAATAAGAAGATAAAGCAAGATGCTGAAGAAGTTAGTTTTGTTAAAGCAAATGGAGGTCAATACGAAAAAGGAAAAAGGCTTAAAGCTACGGGAACGGTAGATTTATTATTAAAATCTTCAGCGTTACCTTCTTTTGTCTTAAGTACAAATGAAAATGATGGAAAAGGTATGTACACTATTCAAATTGCACAAAGTGGTGTGCAATCAAATGAAAATGAAATAACACTCAAAAGCGGGCTAAAAATATCTAAAGGTGCAACAGTAACGATTTATGGCGCCTATGATGAAAAAGATAAAACAGGAATGCCTAAAATTAGTGCAACAGTAATTGAACAATAAAAAAAGCCGTCACATGACGGCTTTTTTGTTAATCAAACTATTCTTTTGTATAGAAGTATTTAAGTCCTTTCGCATCTAACCATGCTGTTGCTCGATCTAATTCATTCCCTTGGCGGTAATTTGTCTCAAATCTAACTAGACCTTGCTTGTCCCCACCAGAAATAATACGAGATTCATATCCTAAAGAATCCATCATTCCTAACATTTCTGGTACTAACGCTGTTCCAAATTCATACGTAACAACTTTATTAAATTTATTCACTGTGATCTCCACCTCTCCATTATTTGTACTTGATTGAATTGTTTTGCCAACAATAACCTCAGCTACCGCTTTAGCTGCCTTATCAAAGTTAGCACGGTATTTTTGCATATCTGTTTCATTATCGATAAAGCAAATTTCAGGGAGTAATCCAGTCTTAGTTTTATTAATCCATCCTAAATCTGTTGTTAATTTAATACCTCGGTCTCTCAATCCAAATGCATCAGCCATTGCTTTTGAAATCTTTGCCGCCAATTCTCTATTTCCGTATGAAGGATGTAACCACACTTCACAACCTGTACCGCCTGGAGTGGCATTTAAATGAAACTGTAAATCTACATCACTATCTGCTACACGTAAATGGTTATTTGCTGCATTACTCCAAACTGCTGCTTTTGTCGTTCCAACCTCATCAGAACAATTCACATACTTCCATCCAGCTGCTTGTACATATTTAGCAACTGCGTCAAGAAACCTTCTATCCTCCACATGTTCTTTCCCATAAACGCTATTTGCACCTTGTACGATACTATTATGACCACCTGATCCTGCGAAACAACCCATTGTTCAACATCTCCTTTTAGTGTAAGTTATTTTTTTCTAATACATCTTTTTGTTGTAATCCTTTATTGCTTAAATAGTTATTCTTCCATGCCATATATAGAGTGAAAGCTCCTGTAATTACTGCCACTAAATCGTTTGTAATTTTGTCATCAATCGTTTGGTATCCCACAAGATTTAAGACACTATTTATCACAGCAATTACTAGTACGACATAACGACTAATTGAAGCTGCATCAAAGTTTTTCATTTTCTCACCTCCCTCCAATAAAAAAAGTGACCGTATATACGATCACTTCCCTGCAAATTTAAAAAGAGCCATTATCCCACCCGTGATAATAGCTCCGACTACTGTAGTACCAATCCAAAATACTAATTTATCTAATCGGTCAATCCTCAAATGAGCACTTTTCGCTGACTGTTGCGCTTCAATTGCAACATCCTTAACATTGCCGAGTGTATCTAGCTTAGTTTCCACCCTTGTTAATCCAACTAGTAATTCCTTAAAGTCATCATGTTTTTGTTCTGGCATTTATTAAGCCTCCCTTTAAGCTGCAAAGCAACTTGGATCCATTCCGAAAATATCTGCAATATCCTCTTCGCTCCTGTCTTTTAAATAGGATTGTGTTGTTGAAATATCCGAATGATTTGCAAGTGATTTTAATTTTTCTAGTGGTACACCTTGCACTTTTAAATTATCTAATCTGCTATGACGAAAACAATGAGGATTAATTTTATATTCCTTACCTTCTTTTTCGCATAGCATCTTAGCGAATATCTTGCACCAGTAATTAAATGCACTCTTATTTAAAAGTTTTCGCTCACCATTCTTATAAACTCGTACGAACAAATCTGGAATAGTATCTTTACCACGCTGTTCTATATATAAACGAATACATTTCTGTACTCGGGGATTGTAATACAATCTAAATTTCTTACCTCGCTTACCACGTACTACGTTTGTAAAGTAACGTTCTGTCAGTTCTTCTTTTTGAACTTGGTAGACCTCATTCTTCCTTGCTGCACTGTAATAAGAAAGCGCTAAATAGGTTGCTAACATATATTTCTCTTGTTCAAGTAATTCATCGATTAACCACTCAATTTGTTCTTCAGTTATAAAAGTGATTTCTCTGACTGGATTCTTAGGTAATCCTCTAACCCGTGAACCTACATTAAATTCATAATCATAGTCGTCATCATCCGCACAAAACTCTAACGCGGACCTTAATGCACTCATCAGTCCATTTACACGCGCATTAGACATTCCCAGCTCTTGAAAAATAATAGATAAGTTTCGAATATCCTTACGTGTTAATTCAATTAGATTTTTATTTTCGAAGTGTTGATGTAATAGAAACAAAATAATTCGTAAATCCCAATGATATTGCTGTAAAGTGCTTGCCGCTTTCCCTTGTGATTTCTTTTCAATTAGAAAATCTTTGACTAGGTTTTTGTTTTCTTGGCTAACATGCTTTTCATAAATTGCTTGGTCTACTATTCGTTTCACACTGATCATCTCCTCAAAATAAAAAGAGAAGCGAAGTCACTTCTCCTGATCTATGAATTGAATTTTTACTCAAAGCCGTATTTTATAATAAATAAGCCGTTACTACGCTATCTGTAATTAAATCAGCTCGTCCATTGTCAGTTAGGTATTTATCAATACGCTCCTTGTACACCTTCATTTTGATAATAATAAACGTATACGTAAAAGCTCCATCGATAACACGTTGTGCCATGTATTCAGCCATTAGTTACTACCTCCTTCTAGTGTTTCTGGAGTATTAGAAATGATGAGATCATCAATCGCCGATTGCATAAGGATCAAGCGTTTCTTTAACTCTGCTAATTCATCTGGAGTTGGATTTTGTATAATCATTTCATCCATCGCTTGCTGCATTAATTCCTGTTGCTTCTTAATTTTTTCTAATTCAGATGGTTCTTGTGGTTGTGGTTCTTCTGGCTTAGGTTCAACCGTTTTCACCCATTTACCTTCCTTGAATACAGGATCATAAGCTAACCAAGGACAAACCTCTAGCGTGCAGTTAGGAGGTAGGTCAGGCTCATACCCTACAATGACGTCTTCTTCATACGGTACTTTAACCTTTACAAACTCCACGCTACGCATTACGCAGTTAGGACATTCGTATTTACCTTCTTCATCAGTTTGGTGTAACTCACATAACTTTTCTTCTATGACAACTCCTTTATGTTCTTCACGTTCGAAAGTTCTCTTCTCGTAAATCGGTTTTTCTTCAATAGGAATCATCTCCGTAAACTTGCCGTTTTCGTCATAACAATAACCGTAGTATTTAGCCATGATATTTCCTCCTTTTAGTCGACTACGTAAGTTTCTGAAATATACATATTCTTACCAGACGCGTCTATACGAATTCCACCATCGGGTTGTATCATCATATAGACGGGAGTGCCATCCTCAGATAACACGTACCTATAAAAGTTATCTATTGGTCGCATATCTACTGGTAGAGTTGCTACTATATTTCCAGTAGAACCAACATTTCGAGTTACAGCTAAGTTCACAGTAACTGTATTTCCTCTACGAGTTGCCACGTTAGGGTATCCGATTGGATTAATAGCAGTAGCATCCGCCGTCAAGACTAAATTAGCACGTCCGTCTTTTGCCATCTTGATAGTGCCATCACCTTTAAACTCAATTCCTTTAGCCCAGTCCCACACACCACTATCGGGTGTAGTCTCAGGGGCAAAAAGTAAACTATCGCTATCAGGATGATGAAGCACCCACGCTCTCTTCCCTGAGTCTGACTTATACACACTAGAGAAAGCATTTGTATAAGTAACTGTACCTGCCATCGCGCCACCATTTTTAGAAAGGAGGTTGTCTGCTTGTACGATTGTTTCGCCAGTCTTGCCGTTAACAAACCACAAATACCTACTTGCAGGGGAATTCCAAGCAAAGTAATTCCCCTCACCATCTATAGCTTGAGCAACTATAGATTTTCCTTCTCTCGTGTGAAATTGTAGTTCTTGGTTAGTAAGAAATCTTAGCCAACCCTCCATCGTACTGCCTGTTTTCTTCACGAGATTTGTCTGACCATTAACTATGAAATTATCGGGTCTGAACTCTATTTGCTTGCTCCAGTCCCAGTCAGAGTTATCCGCTAACCGTGGAGCCATTACGACACTATCATGAGCAGAGTCCCTAAAGACAAGCCAATCTCGTTTACCTGTTTCTCCCTTGAGTCTCATGATGATATTATTATCAATATCAAGAGGACCTGTCATCGTTCCGCCCGTTTTTGGTAATGCTCCCTTCGCTAATTCCCCTGCTGCAATAATCCCGTTAATATCTACACCCTCAAGTTTCTTACCTGCTTCAATTGCTTTTTGAATAATTGTAAATTCATTTGTACTTTCAATCGCTTCATCACTTGACAACGAATCATTTACTACAAAAAAGAACTTTTGTGTATCAAGGATTCTATCCTCTTCCTCAATATGGATCTGTGCAATTACATTACCAACTGAAGTCAAAGTTTGAGTCTTTAATACAATTTGATATTTCCCCTTCATTGCATTAATCGGTTGGCAATCGTTTTGGAATACACGAGTTCCATCCGGTTTTCTAAATGACATCCGCACCGATTTTGCTTGGCTTAAATCAAGCTCCGCACCTTTATTTGTTATTGTTACTAATAATTTAGCGGAGTTTCTATCATTTTGAGAAAAGTGGTTGGAATAAGTTGTTGATGTATCATGTACTAAATCTACGTTAATTTCATAAGTCTTAAATGTCATAGAATCACTCCTTTATGCAAAATAAAAAAGACCCGTTTAATGGTCTTAATTTCTAATGATGTTATTTATTTGTGCGAATTCACGCTGCAATAGCTTTCTAATATCCAAACGTGTTGTTCCAAATGTTACTTTTAACTCCCGTTTGTTGTTCTGATACACCTCTTCCACATCTGTAACCCTAGCATCCATTTGAACACCGATTTTATCATCTTCACATGTTACGATATCCCCAAGTGTCCAATCCTTTTCATATTCCATTCCAGGTTTTTCAGTGACATAAGAAACAAATGAAACAATCTTACTAAATTCATTTTCTAATTTTTGTTTCCCACGATCTTTAAGCATCTTTATAATTTCAGATTCAGGTTTCTCTTGCTTATCTTCGGTTTGATTACTTATATCTCGAGCATCGATGAACACTTCTTTACGAGCAAGTCCAGTTGCTGCTTCTGTATACGTCTCAACAATTCGTCTATCCTCACCTTCACCCTGCCCACCAACATACGCTGTGTTTTTATAACTGGATGTATCTTTTTCAAATTCTCTTTCCAAGACATTTTCTAGACTTGTTGAAAAGATAACTGGCGGATATGTCTGTTGATTCCTAGTCAGATTTTTCCCTGCTTGTACATCAAACACAAATTGCCTTGCCTCTTCATCTAAATAAACATCCCAACCTAATCCAGAAGCCAAAGAAATTTCCTTTAGCTGTTCTGCTAAATTTTTAAGACGGCTTTCGACTTGAAGATAATTACCACGTTTCTGGTTTGCTTTTAAAACTAAATTTGGTATCAGTCGAGCGGAATCAGACGGATACACAGCATGTCTATCTACATAATGTTTCATAACCGTTTCAGCCTCAGCGTACCTTCTATCATGAGTTGTATGAGAAGGTGGTATAATAATTCGATTTCTCAATATTGCCTTAATCTGATAGCCCTTAACGGTTCTTATATCATTCTTATCAATATGATAGCTAGTAATAATACCCGCGCGTTTTTCATCAATTAAAATGAAATTGTCGTCAAATAAAGCTATTGCATATTGCGCATCATTCGGAATTTCGAACTCAAACGTCCCAACATCTTCCCAAACTCTCTTAAAAGTCAGCGACTCATAATCATTAATTTCTCCGATTTTTTCTAATTCTGGTGTATATATAATCATGTTTTACCCCCTTACAATCTTGATGGTCTGAAACAAAACTCCGGTATAATTACTGTACTTGTCTCCGAAAAAATACTTGTAAATCGTAAGGATCCGTCTGGATGTAAATATAAGAATTGCGCTTTCCCATCAGAACCCCATGCAAATACCCCCTGAGCTTTTGAGGGCCCAACGGGTAGTTTGCAAATATCTTTATTTGTTCCGTAAACTCCACCGCCACAAGTTCCCTCTACGTGATAGACTCCGTACCCATCTACCCAGTATCTAAGAGGATTTCTGTAGTCACTCACCATCATATCCGACCAATAATTTAAATAATTAGGTACCATTTTTACACCTAATTGTTTTTTTGCATATAAACCTGTTTGCCCTTGTAAATCACAAAAACTACGATCATCTGTGATTTGTGTACTATCTATATAAGCCTTGCCTTTGGTAATTCGAACTTGCGCAATCGGTAATTCATAGATAATCCCACCATTGTTCATGTCATCTTGCTGTAAAGCTGGTGGCACTGGAACATCTGCTATAGCACCTTTTTTTATCATAAGATTAATCGATCTAGTCGCAAGATTTAACTGTAAGATAATCCGATCTATACGATCTAGCGTAGTATGTGCTGGGTCGTGAGTAAAAATCTTTACTCCATCTATAATGTATCCCCTGCCGCATATCACAGCACATCCTTTATTTACAACTACTTTCATTCCGTTAGTCAACGGTCCCATACTCAACTCGTCCATATAGCCTTTTACGACCCCAGTCCCAAAAAACATATCAAATAATTGAGCGAAATCACTAGAATTGTATAATTTATCGTCACCATCAAAGAAAAAAGAACGCTCTCCTGCCATGCGTTCTCACCCCTTTCCTTTATTTTATATTCCTATATATCTTTCTCTGAAACGTATTATAACTGTGGCGCTTTCTCTGCCTGCATTTGCACTATAATCTAGTATATTCAGTCCAATTTGTAATCTAAATTCATTCAATCGTACTCCTGGAGCAATCCAGTTGTATGCGTTTATTCTCGTTCCATCACTTTTTATTAGTTCTACTGTGTTATGCCCATATGTTGTATCAATTTCTAACCTCCATCCTGCTGGAACTTCTCTTTCTACCTTTATAGATTGCATGGTTGTTAAATTTGTAATTACTGGAGTCGTGCAAGGTCCATAAATTGTAATATGCAACGGTGTTTCAACATCTCCATCATTTGTTACAAATTTTTGTTCACCTTTCACCCCAAATTTAACAGTTGGATCAAAAGAAAAAGGAAACCTAAAAGTTGGTTTCCATGAAATCAATGGTATTTCTCTATCCTTTTCATTCTTCCAATATGGATCAGGTGTATTAATATGGAGTAATCCTTGTTGTAAAATTTTATACTGTTCATCTTCCACACGGTACTTCGGTAATGATTCTATAGTAATTTTATTTTGAAAAGTTCCGTGAGGTAAAGTGATGGTTAAAGTAAATGGCTTTAGTTTTGGGTTTAATATCCTATTTAAATGTCTACGGTATCCATAAACATCCGCAAGACTTTCACCCTCAATATAAAATTCTAGTGGATATTGCATCTCTCTCATCGTAACAGCACCTGTTGTAACACCGTCTTGCATATACCCTTGTGTACGAACTATATCTGCTTCACTTCCAGAAAGGTCGATTGAAACTAGTACATATGGTGGGAATGGTCCGAATTCTACTTTTTCACCTAAACGATTTTCAATCACTACACGTTTTCTCACATCGACCCTCCTAACATGAAAGCAATATCATTAATTGCTTTTTTCTGTTGCCTAATCACTTCAGATGTATCTTGATTATAAAAATGATTTACGATTTGTGCCGGCTGCCTTGTTGGTTTATCCTGATTATTGTTGCTCTGTCTATATTGAACAACATTCGGGTTATCGGATAATACTTTTCTCCATCCAGACAGATTACCCAAATCATTGATTGAAAGACCTTCAAAACGCTCCATTTGACGCCCGATTTCCGATACCATCTTGCGCATACTCTCAGGAATGTGTGTTATCCAATCGTTTTGCCAATCTCCATCTTCAAAAATTGCATTAAAATACTTTGTTAGTGGATCATCACCTTTAAAACTAAATATTTCTTCTGGTTTAATAGAACGAATACCATCCATAGCATCCGATACTGTATCTTGCAAAGCATCTCGTACTACAGAATATTGGCTTTTAATTCCCGTAGCAATATCTTGCGCCATACGAACCCCGGCAAACGTCATGCTATTTGAATTACTATTCAATTGTAATTCATTTACAAGGGCCTTATTTGCTTTCAGTGCCAGCGAGCGACTTTCTTTTTCAGCCATTGGAGTCGACTTTTGAATACCCACTGCAAATCCTTCTCCAAACGGTAAACCACCTTTATCTCTTACAAGTCTCGATGGTGAATTTACATTAAGTGTAGCGGTTAATGCATTGAATGCGGCGCTAGCTAATGATGCCGCTTTCGCTCTAACTTGACCAAAAGCTCCATCCATACCATATGCAAATCCTTGTGCGAAAGCTAGTCCCACTGAATTCGCGATAATAGAACCAAGTCCACTTAAACCTCCACCAGCAACATTCGCACCACTTCCTTGTGCTGCCCCACGCTTCGACCCTAAATCATCAACAAACTTATTACCCGCTTTTGAACCGCCACCGCCATCAGTCGCATTACCCAGAGTACCTTCGACACCTTGTTTTACATTTGTGGCTGCACCAACTACACTACTTCTATTTCCGTTAATCATACGTTGCATGATATTAGTTGAGGCCGCGCCACCATTTCCATCTGTTGTGCTCCCTAAAGTCACCTGTACACCTTGTTTTACTCCTGCGGCCGCTCCATTTACACTTCCTTGATTGTTTGCAATCGCATTTCGCATCATAGAAGTGGAATTATTACCACCGTTATTATCTGTTGTACTTCCTAATTGTTGCTCTACACCTTGTTTAATCCCACTTGCTTCTCCAACGATGCCAGGCTTATTTTGAGACATAAATTGTCGCATAAGCAATGTGGACATCGCTCCGCCATTTCCATCTGTGGTTGAACCAAGTGTTTGTTCTACACCTTGCTTAACTTCGCTAGCTGCTTGAACAGGTTGACCGCCATTTTGACGAATACCATCGGCTGTTGTTTGAGATATATTTGCGCCTTGCTGCGTTGTATCAACATTTGTTTTTTGTACAACCATTTGTCTAATAACTTCAAGTGCCTGATCAATATTAAATTGACCATTCTGCATACCTTGAACAAGAGATGAAATTGTTACTTGCCCGTTTGGACCAAGATCATATTTTGTTTTATCTTCAATACTGACACCAAGTTGTTTTAATATATCTTGGATACTAACAAATCCCATTTCCATGCCTGTTTTTAAGGTAGACATGATTTTTGTTCCGTCTTTAGATAAATCAGTGGCCGTTAATTTAGATAAATGCTGTTGGAAGAAAATAAACACAGCGTCAATACCCACTGTGCCTTCTTTTAAACCTTGTACAAATTGTGTTGTCGTCATCTTTCCAAGTGGGCCCAAATCAATCTCTAGATTTTTCTTAAGATCGATATTTAATTTAGCCGCAATATCCGTAACATTTAGTTGCTTTAAACCTTCCGCGAAAGAAGTCATTACTTTAATACCTTCTGCCGTTAATGGCTTACTTCCCATTTCAACACGCATAGTATTAATAAGAGCAATCGCTACATCTTGAATTTTATATTTACCTGTTTTGATTCCTTCCACAAATTCGTCTACTTTTACAACGCCTTTTTCACCTAAATTAACAGCTTTTGTACCGTCTTCTAGTGCATAAGCGATATCACTACCAATTTGTACAGCTTTATCGCGAGTCGATTGAAATAGACTTTCATACACACTATTAGAGTTAGCTATGAGTGATTCTCCATATGTTTTTACTTCGTCAGCACTCTTTTTGCGTAAATCAGATTCTTTAGCTGCTCGATCTTGAAGACGTTTGAAAAGATTTTCGTTTTTACTCTCAATTATTTCAGAGTTCTTAACATACTCCCCAAACCCTCGACCTTGGATTGTAATCCTTTCTTGCTCAGCTTTTGTAATACCAGTTGTTAAATCCATCTCAACGCCTTTAGATTTCAATACTTCTTGCGCTTGTTGAAGTTGTTGTTTATACCCTTCTGTTAAGAGAATGGATTGTTCTGAGTATTTCTTATTAATTTGAGCAATAGCAACTTTTTGTCCTTCTGCATCCGCTATTTTCGTTTTTGCAAACTCGATTTCTTTCTGTCTTGCTTTATCTAAATCATTACTTAAATTCGTGTATTCTTTCCCTAAATCTTTAACTTTATTTTGAATGGTTTCAACAGAAGTATTTTTGTTGAAATTATCCATTGCTTTGCCTATTTTTTGAATCTCATCTACACTCTTAGCTGCTGATTTTCCAACTTCAGCATCAATAGATTTTAAGGCTGCTAAGAATACAGATTTATCCGCTGCACTCATTTTGTAAATCTGTCCATTATACTGTGTAAGTAGGCTTTGGATTTTTTCGTTAGCCTTAATTACAGCTTCTTCTTGTGCGCGGAATACTTCCATTTGATCATTAACGATTTTTTCTTTTGCTCTTAATACAGCTGAATCTGTTTCCCCAGCAAACCAACTATCCAAATGAGCTTGGAACTTACCTTTATCTTTATTAATCGCTTGAATCGCTTCGTCTGCTAATTTACCAAATTCATCATGTGCTCGTTGTACGGCTTCTTTTGCTTTTTCGCCTGTCATAGTTGGTATTTCATCTAGAGTTTTAAAAGCTTTCTCTTTCAGGTTTACATATCCTTCAAGAGCTTTTTTCGTCCCTTCACTTACACCATCACCAAATCTACGACTATCTTCGTCTGCTTTTTGTGCCTTTTTACCAGCTTCCGCAAAGGCAAAACCTAACGCACCAAGTCCAATTACAACCCCACCTATTGTCGCAACAATTGGATTCGCGATAATTGCACCGATACCAAAAGAAAGTAGCCCAAGCGCACTCACAACACCCATAACCGCTGGTGCTAATAATAATACTGTACCGTATACTTTTTTGGAGCTATCATCCAACCCATTAAACCAATCAGCTACACCTTTAATTGATTCTTTTAATTCAGGTATTGCCTGTTTGGCGATATCTAAAATAACTTTACCAAGTGGCTCTAAAGCAATTTGTAGTTCTCTCGTTACGGATTTCCATTGCTTTGCACTTGTATCATAACTGTCAACCATTTTATCCATTGCACCACTATAATTTCCTAAACCAGTTTCCATATTGTTTAGAGATAACATAGTAGTTGCTTCGAGATCTTCCCATTTCGTCCCGAAAAGCGAAACTCCAAGCTGGTTAACTTTGATTTGGTCGTCACTTGTTTTTAATTCATTTAATACGGCATTAAAGACGTCTTTTACTGTACCTTTACCCTTTAAGAACTCTTGCCATACTTTCTGTGTTCCTTTTGACATTTCTCCCATTGCGTCTGAAGTAGATTTTGAACCATCCTTCACACGAATTTGGAACTCTTTCATTACGTCATTCACATAGTCGAGATTGTATGCACCATTTTGACTACCATTAATTAAAATGGTGAACATTTCTTCAGCGCTAAATCCCATTTCGTGGAACAAGGGACCGTATTCACTCAAATTATCAAATAACTCATTAGAATAATTTAATCCTTTGGCGGAACCTTGCGCTAATAAATCAAAAGCTTGTTTACCAGATAAACCAAATCGACCCATTAATTGAGCTGCACCACGAGTTACCTCGTTTACATCAGACTCCATCGTTTCAGCTAAAATTTCACTATCACGGGTTACTTGTTTTAATGTTTCATCATCATTAATATCTTTGATATTACGCTTTACTTTAACTAAAGAATCGCTGACACTAGCTAAATCTTCACCATAACCTTCTCTCCACACTTCTTTTGCTACTGCGCTGACTTTTAAGCTCTCTTCCCTCGTTAATCCTAAACCAGCTTGTACTTTCTTATTTGCTTCTTCAAATTGAGACGCATTAACTACTAATGCTCCGACACCTGCCGCTACACCAACTGCGGCTGCTCCAAATCCTTGACTAATTCTTGAGCCAGTATCTTGCATTGTGTTTCCAACTTCGTTCATGCGTTCTCGCAATCTTCCAGAAACATTACCTAACTGTTCCATTCTTTCTTGTGTATCGCCTAATTCATTCCTATAACGATGTAATGCTGCTGAAGCATTATTAAAAGCTGTATCATTTCGAGAAACTTGAGCCGTTAATCGTTGTAAAGCTTGTGTACCTTGCTTGTATTCTTGTTGCAATTGATTGTATTGAGTTTGTAGGTCTTTTGTTTCTTGCGCATTCTTTCCGTATGCCTGCGTACTTTGCTGTATCTCTCGTTCCAACTGTTGCATAGATGTAGCTAATTGCTCGCATTTTTGGCGCATTTCTTGCTGTTTTTGTTGAGATGTCCTTAAAGCTTGCTCATAATGCTTCATCTTTTGCGTTTGCGCGTCTATTTTTTGATTTAAATGATTTGCTTTATTCTCCAGTTGATCCATCTCAGAACCAACACCACGCAACTGTTCTGAAGTATTTCGGAATTCCGCATCGATTCTTTTCAAACTTCTATTAATGCCTGCGATTCCATTTTCAAACTGATCTGTATCCAACCGGACGCGACCGCCGATTGTATTATCACCTAGTGCCATTCAATTCTCACCTACCTTTATAACCATGCGGGAGCTTGGTTTGCTGTAGTCACTCGATTTACTTTTTCCTTTTTCGCTAAACAGGTAAAGTAAAACGCAATATCCATTTCATTGATTTGATTTTGTGTCATTCCTGCATCCATTAATAAGTTATAAATGTTGATTACGATGTCTTGGTATTTGAATTTCTTTTCTTCGGATTCATTTCTAGTTGTTTCATTAACTTTTTTTTCGCATCATCAATCGTTCCCATTACTTTAAGTGCATCATTTAAACGCCCCATAATTGTTAAACAAATAGAATGAATCGTAAGACTTAAAAACCACACATGAGTGCCATCAACAAACTCCTGTGCCGTAAACTGATTTCCATATATACGGGCTACGAAATGAGCCGCTCTTTCAATTGTTTCTTTTGGTACAAGATCTGCTTGTAATTCATCTGCTAATGTGGAAGCTTCAAAAGTAGCTGATCCAGGAATAAACTGTGGTAAATAATAATCTTTTGTACCTTCTTCGTTTTGTAACGTGATTTTCATAAATAATTTCCTCCTAGAAATAAAATAGGGACAGCGTTAGCCATCCCTGAAAATACTTTTATTAAGCTCCTAATGCTACAGGTGGTGTTGGAACTGCTTTAAACCAGTTCGCTGCAACCGCTGCATCAAAACCAACTTCTTCTTCATCTAATCGGTGTCTCCAATTCCCATCAGCACGTTGGATTGCTTTACCTTTAATTTTTGCACTTTGGAATGTCGGTTTGTCTTCTGCTGTTTTATGCTCATCGCTTGGAAGTTCAAACTTCATTTTGTAATAACATACATATAGGTTTTTTCCGTTATCATATGGTAAACGGTATAGTAAAGCTACATAAGGAGGTACATCGCTTGTATTATCAACAACTTGACCTTTTACAACCTTTTTACCTAGCAACTCCGCATAAACAGATAAAGGTAATGTATCAACTTCTAATTCAATTTCCGTTCCTCCAAATGCACTAGCTGTTGCTGCTGGTCCACCTTCAGCATAAAACGTTACTGATTCTGCTTTAGGAGAAGCCTTTCCACTAACTGTTTTACCGATTCGTTTTGGTGTTCCGTAATTGAATTTACCATCTGGTGTTTCTGTTAAAAGCGCGTAATGCAAATCTCTAAAATCAATTGTCATTGCCATATTTCATTTTCCTCCTTAATTCATGATTTCCGTTACAAAACGAAAACCATATCGATAAATTTTTGTATCCATTTCATAATCTGGATAGGTACTTAAACGCTGAAAAGACAGCTTTTTCATAGCTGCCTGAACTGCGTTTTTTAATTGTGTTTTAATTGGTGACATTGACCAGATATCTACTTGATATATAATCTGTGAAGTTTTTTCCTCATTCTCTGCATATAATCCTGGAGATGTATTTAATTCGGAAAAGGTAATCCATATAGGCGTATTGTCATTACCTTTTACAAATTGATATATGAATTGGCCACCTAGCTCAGAGGTAATGACTGCATCTTTACGTAATATATCGAATACGTCTTTATTAAAATTCCTCATCGCCCTGTAACCCTACGCATAAACTCTCTTTCCATTGCTTTCAACACCTCTTTTTCACTCTGAATCAGTGTTTTTTCTGCAAATCCTTTATGTGGTGGATTAGGATTTTTGCTTGTTCCCCAGTTCTGAAACTTCATGTAGAAGTGGGCCGTTCGATCTGTCTTATCCCATCCTATGTTAATGAAATAAGCTCCGCCTTTTTTAACGATTTTACCTTCTTCGATAGCATTTTTAGCGTGTTTCCCATCCCACCACGGTTGCTTGGGTGTCGGTTTATTTGGTTTAGGTCCCTCTGGAGAGCTAATCTCTAACTTTTGTTTAAATACTCCAGCACCCGCTTTTAATGCTTCTTTTGTGATTTTAGGTACGTCTTGACCTAAATTCTCTAATTCACGAATCCATTCTTCTATTCCAAAGATCTCTAACTCTGCCAATTGGATCGCTCCTCACAGATTAAACACATGTCTTTGTGCTTTTCATCGATATCGATTACTGATTTAATTTCGAATAATTTACCTCGATACCGTACACGCATATCAGAATGAACTCCTTTCCGATATGGAATCGTAAAGTTTATTAACTTAATAACAAACTCTGCATTTCCCTTAAAGATTTCAGAATTAAATCCTGAACCTACAGGAGTTTCAGCCTTTGCCCACGCTTTAGAAAAAACTTCCCAACCTGCCGGGAGTGCGTTTCCTTCCTCGTCTTTTCTTTCGGTTTTATGTTCAATCACAATTCTTTTGTCCCTTTTCCCCGGGTTCATACCGTTTCCTCGCTTAATTGAAGCTGTAATACCATACTTTTAATCGTGTAACGCACTTTTTCATCAGCTTGACCTGAAAGATCACGATTGTCGTACCAATTCGTGACTAAAACCAAAGCAATTTTTTGTGACTGCTTTCGGTTTTCTTCAGTGGCATTATAATGCTTACCCACCGCTTTTTTTACATAAATTTCAGCATTATCGATTAAAAGACCTAAAATATCGTCTTCTTCTGTATCCTCTTCTTCTAATCTCAGCCACTTTTTAGCCAAATTTAAATCTAACAGCATGAAACCCCTCCTTATAAGAGGGGAATAGCCCCTCTACTATTAAACAAACGTGATTTCGCCAGTAACAATCGCTTTTTTATCAACAGCTTTTACATCTAAGCGCTCACGTACCTTCATACCAACTAAATCTTTGCCCCACAGGTCTAATGCTTGCTCTGAGAACTCGATGAATAAAGCCTCTCTATCAAAGATAGTAATAGCCTCTTTAAAATCACCAAAATATAATGGTGTTGTCTTCTTCACCGCATCTGTTTTTAATGTTTTATTACTAACAACACGAATTGGATATTTACCAAATAACAGCTTTTGTGTTGTCATTGTTGGGTTTGGTTGAAGAATATATTTACCATCCGTATCTTTTAATTTATCAAGATAATTAAAAGCATCTTGATTCATGATCGCACTTGATGTTGGCTCAATACCTGGATCAAGCTTCACATTAAAAATATCCTTTAAATCGTCAACTGTTTTAACCGCTACCTTTGTGGCACTGAAATTATCGGTTAAAGCTTTTAAAATTAAAGCATTACGAGTAGCTTTAGATTTTTTAAATGTCCATTTTTTAATGTAAGCTTGAATATTTTCTGCCGTATCTGCAAGTAATTCTTTTGAAAACTTCAAGATACCACCTTTTTTCTTAACGCTATATTGAATATCTTCAAACTTCGGTGCTTCCAACAATGGAAAATCTGCTGCCTCATCCACATTGTCAAACGGGATATATTCTGCCTCTACTTCAATAACTCTAGATCCAGTTAATGTAGAAACAGACTCAACATTTACGTAATTTTCAAGTGCATCTGGACCACTACGACGTAATTCTTTAATAGCTGTACGAATATCTTTTGGTACAGTTAAACCGCCATCAGATGGCACACCTTCAGTCATAGTAGTTGCATTCAATACCTCTTTTTCGTCCTCAGATAGTTTATGTTTTCCTACAGCTGCTTTCATTGCATTAACAAACGCCTCATTAGGCTGTACTGTATTTGCTTGTGGTTGAGGAATTGGGTCATTTGGAATATTATTTACTTCTTCTTCATACAAAGCTGAAGCGATATCGAACTCCTTCTGTAAATCCTTAATTTCATTTGTAAGTTGCTCCGCTTCTTCCAGCTTTTTTTGAGCTAAAAGTTCTCGTGCTGCTGCTTTCTTATTTTGAATCTTAGCTAACAATTCTCTTAATTCTTTTGGCATTTTGCTTCCTCCTTAAAATTGAGCAATAAAAAAAGAGTTAGATCAAATCTATCTCTCTCAGCAATTTATTAATTTTTTCTTGTTCAGCATTTCGAGGTGATTCATTCTTCGGTTCTTTAAAAGCTTTCGGTGTATTCTTATACTCATTAAAGAGATTACTTGTACAAGCTACCGCTGTGTTTTCTGCTACTACTTCAATATTGAAATACTCACTTGCTTTCAGACCATTTAACCACGTCTCATTTTGTACCATTTCTCTTATTTCTTCGATGTCTACGCCTTCTTTTAGATTATCCTTATATACATTGATAATCCCTTCTTCAATTGCGTCTAAATCATCCGCCATTTTTCTAAAATCATTCGCATTACCATATGTGCCATTCCAAGGTTTATGGATCATCAAGTATGCATTCGATGGAACTATCAACTTATCTCCAGCAAATGCAATCACTGAAGCAATCGAACCCCCAAGCCCATCAATGTGAACTGTTTTATAGCCTTCATGACGTTTAATCATATTATAGATGGCCATCCCTGCAAAAACAGATCCTCCACCACTGTTAATATAGATATTTAAGTCTTTCCCTTTAACACCATCGAGGATATTCCTTACATTCTCAGGGTATTGATCTTCATCTTCCCAAGCACCCCACCAAGAAGAGACAATGTCACCATAAAAATAAAGGGATGGTGTATCCTCAGTTTGGTTTTTAATCTGCAACCAATCCACCTTCATCACCTCCTTTCTGAACTGATACTAGTGGAACATAGTTTCCATTACACATTAATTCATCTCCACCTTCTTTACGTGGCAAATCTACAAATTCTCGCGCTTCATTAGGTGTGTAAATGGCGTTGTTCACCCCTTTTGAGAGTCCTTCCATTTGTATCGCAAAATCAGCACGTAAAATGCCATTAACATTAAATTTACAGCAATAACCACTTTGGAATTCATCAGTAAGAAGGAGTTTATAACTCATTTCTTCCTCATAATGTTTCAAAATATATAAAAGGGTATCTACGTAAAATGAACGCTGCTGCGTTTCAACATTTGCATAGTTACCCTTATCATAGTTATTTACTTGTGCCGGCTTAATCCCAAAAGCTCCGGCCACTTGAAGTGCCGTGTACTTATTGATTTCTAAGAATTGAGCATCAGCCATATTCACATTCAACGGTGTAAGTTGAAATCCTAATGGAAGAGGAACTATTCTTCCCGCGTTTTTCAATCCATTACTAAACTCTTCAATCTTTGCTGCCATTTTCCTTGCTTTTTCCTGATCTAAATCACCAGTATACTGTACAACTGCTTTCCCCATTAAACCATTCGAAAAATAGTTACTAAGATACAAAGCCCCACTTTGTATGTTTTCAATTGAGACTTTTAATATATCCTTTACAGCTAAACCGGTAATTCCATCTAACGATAATGATGTTTTAAAATGCATGATCTGATCAAAACGAAATCTATATTGCTTACCGGATTTATTATCTCCCCAGATATACCAAATAGCGTTTTCTTTTTGGAAAGCTCCTGCATTATCAATCCATATTTGCACTTGTTCACTTGGTAAAATCCATAAATCCTTTACTTTCGTCTTATCTGTATTGATATAGACATATGCATTACCATAATGGTTTTTATTCGCTTCAACTGTGGACCAAAAAGTGCTTGATGTCATGTATGGATTAGGTCGCATTTTTAAAAGTGTATATAAACTATGATCTGTCGCCTTCTCAAGTCCTTTGTTTGTATCCTTATACAATTTCAAAGGTAATTTCCCTACACTTTCAGACAGTAACCTCAAACAAGTAAAATAAGTAATCTCACTTAATTTATTTTTATTTACACTTCCAATATCAATGCCTAACATCTTTAAAAACTCGTCTGAGTCTAAGGCTACAGAGTTCTGAACTTTCTTAGGTTTAATTTTGTCGAGCCATTTCCACATGTATTCACCTCCTTTACCAACCCCATGTATTAAGATTCTCATCCGTAACATATTGACTCAGATTTAATCCTACTTCACCTTTCATTGCCATCTTGTGTGCATCGATAACAGCATCAATTGGGTCAATTCTTTTTTCTTTTAAGTGCTTATCAATTTTGATTTCACCGAAACTATTTGATACTGTTTTGGCGTTTGCTACACTCCATGTTAACAATTTATTTTTACGATTGTATTGAACATTCTCCGCTTCAACTTCCAATCTAAAATCAATTGTAGCATCGTTTAAATTCTTCGCGGATTGAACAATCATAATGCTGTTCCAACCAAGCTCTTCAAGATCACTTAAAAAGGCATCTGCATTATGCGGATCGTAGGCTATTACATTTACAATCAAGTCATAATCTTCTACAATCCGTTTTAAATAAGCAATTATATATTTATAATCCGTTTTAATGCCCCCTAGCGTCTCTGTAACGGTTAACAATCCATCTCTAACCCAAATATCATATGGAGCGTTATCCGTCTTTATATGCTCCGCCACACGATTTTTAGGGATAAAACTGTGCGAATGAACAAAGTAATTCTTCTCTTCTTCTTTTAAATATGGGAAGACAGCCCCTAAACTCGTTAAATCACCGCCACTAGATAAATCGAGACCTATATAACACTCTTTCCCTCTAAAATCCTCTAAATCCAAATCTGAAGCGCATTTTTTCCAGTGCTCCATGTTCATATATTGGTTGTCTGTAAATTGCACCCAAATATTTAAATGCTTTGTAAGGAAATTACGAAGTTCACTTCCACCCCTACGTTTTGCTGCGCTTGCCATTGTTTCTAGGGTTTCAATTCCTTCTTCATCTCTTGCTACTAACGGATTTGCCTTTATCCAATTACTTGAATCCCAAATATCATCATCTTTATCCAATTGAGCAATGTATACAAACTGTTTTTCGTCTTCGTATACACCTTCAAGGAGTCTACAACAGTCCTCATATAACTCATAGCAAGGGCTATTTAAATCAAATCCTGCTGTTGTGATAACTGATATTAGGCATTCTTTTAATTTTGTTGTTCCACCCTCCAATAATTTATACATTTGATTTGTAGGGTGTTTATGATATTCGTCCACAATACCAAGATAAGAACGGAATCCATCAATACTTTCCGTATCTCTTCCAAGAGCACGAACAACTCCGTTTGTTACAAGTGCTTCAATGGTATTCTTATATTCTTTCACCTTGAAACATTCACTTAAATCTTCATCGGTTTCAATGAACTTAATCATTTCTTTGAGAACTATATTTGCTTGGTCCTGTTTCGTAGCTGTACAGTATACTTGAGCATAATTATAGCCATCAAAATTACTATAATATGTCCCTAATACACCATTCATCATGGATTTACCATTTTGTCTGCCCACTTGAACATAGCTACTTCTAAATCTACGATAACCCGTTTCTTTATGGACCCAACCATGCAATGATCCGAAAATAAACGCTTGGAATTCCGCTAAGATAAGTGGTGATATCTCTTCACCTTCACCTATCATTAAAGTTTCAGCATACTCAAGTAACCGGTCTGCCTTTTCTTCATCGAAATAATAAACAAACGGCGCTAATTTACTTTTTTCTAAATCATCTAAGTGCCTTTGGCAAGCTAACTTAACGTACTTCCCTGCAATTTCTCGACCTTCTAATACATCAAGAGCATACTGTGTGACTCTATTCATATAACAAACCTACATAAACTTATTAAATTTATTTTTAGGCTTTTCATCGTTTTCTTTTGGAACTACTAATCTACATCTTGATGTAATTGTTAGGCCTAAATCACTGGAAGCTTGTCTACATTGCTTAAAAAGTTTGTCTTGATTTATAAGTAAGTCTGAATAAACATCATTTGATACGGTGTATGTTCTTTCAGATATGATGTTACCTTCCGGATCTTTTTTTACATCCACCACTTCTTCTAACGGACTAAGTTCAAGCATAGCATTTGTAATTTCCACATACATTTTCCTTGCTATTAAAAATCTTGCTAAAGCATCAACATCAAGATTGGACATAATTTCAATCCTGATTAATTCATCAGATATTTTTTTAAAGTCTCTTCTTAAATCTTTCGGCAAATAAGAAGGCGCCCTGATTTTATCACTAGGCGCCTTAATTTCTTTTGATTTACGATTTTCAATTTCTGCTTTTGTTAAATGCTTTTTTCCCTTTAGTACAACTAAATCAACAGGTTCTCTCGGTCTAGCCATTCACCTTCCTCCTTTCGGAATTTTCATTTAGGGAGTTTTCGCGAAAAAAAAGACCACCCGGCGACTCGTCGCCCTCCTTGAAAAGTTTTCAACCTCCCCCTACCCTATCAAGCTTCTTAACTTCTTCTGTATATTGAACTTCTCCGTTCTAACGTCATACAGCTTATGAACTTTCTGGTGGCATTTCTCACATAGCGAAATTAAATTACTTCTTACTAAAGCTAATCGATTATTTTCTTCTAAAGGAATAATATGATGTACTGTGTTCATTGGTTTAACCTTGTTCTCACTCCAACACAGTTGACACAATCCATTGTCTCTATCCTTTATGCCTGCTCTAGTTATCAGCCAAGGCTTTGAGCTATAGAACTTCTGGTTGTCCGTATCTGTTCGCTTCGCCTTGTAATCTCTGTGTCTTTGCTTCCTTCGTTCTTCAGCAATAACAGTACATGCCTCACACATACCTTGTTCCATTGATACAGTCTTACCACATTTGCATATCTTAAGTAACATGTTCTTTCACCTTGGCAAGCAAACCATTATAAGCAAGTTCCTTATATTCATCAAAACCTAATGTTAATGTACCAGTTAATATATTGTTTCTTTTGGTCAATGTATAACTCACAGTAACTACACTCTGTTTGTTATACTGATATCCATTACAATATGTTGTAATGGATTCAAAGGATATGTTACTAATATCAATATCCATTCGCCTTAAACCTCCTCCAAAATAAAAAGCACCCGAATGGATGCTTTAAGATTAATTATTTATTTACATTTTAATTACGGTATGTGAAGTTTTATTCTTCTCTCAGCTAACGAGCACGACAGACACTGACACTATCAGTCCATCTACCTAGGATGTTGTTAGCTCAAAGAAGAGCAAAAGCTCTCCCTAATCGTGGTAGCATTTAATCGTTACCATCTGCTGGTTTCGGATTTTTAATCCTGCCACATATATGAAGCCATTTAGAAATATAAGAACAACATAGTGAGGTGTGTTTTCCGCCACTTCTCACAATACAAATATATCACGTTGATTCCAAAACAACCGGCACATTTCCTGCCAAAAAGCGGTCACGACTCTGCCACTTATTTTATCTTTTCTAACTACCTCTTAGCCTTATTTATTTTTTACTAATGAGTTACCCATATCTTATATTGTGTGTAACTGAGCCATAAGCCACAGCCCTTGCTATCATTGATTTCATTTCACTTTCTCTTTTGAGTTACACAGTACGAAAATTATGAGTAACTGTATAAATTTAAAAAGAAAAAAGCAATGATTAGATTTTAAACCTAGTCATTGCTTTATCCATTGCATCTTGGTTTACACCTATGTAACGTAACGTGACCTTCTCTGATGAGTGATTGAATATCTCCATGAGTAATGCTATGTTTTTCGTTTGCATGTACATATGATACCCGTACGTCTTTCTCAGTGTATGTGTTCCTATTTCATCTAATCCAAACTCTGCCGCTGCCTCACTTAATATCTTATATGCCATACTACGACCAATAGGACGATTCTTACCTTGTCTACTTTGTAACAAATACTCATCATCTTCTCTTTCTTCAATGAACCATTTAAACTCTCTTTTCAATGCTGCAGTGATTTGTATTCGTTTCTGTTTTCCTGTCTTCTTTTCTCTCATAGAGATATGACTACCTTTGACATCTCCTACCTTCAATTTCAAAATGTCCGAGATTCTTAAGCCTGTATTGATTCCCATAATGAAGAGAATGTAATTACGCAAGCTCTTCTCCTTAAAATAATCTTTTAGCTGCTGTATTTGCTCTGGATCACGTATTGGTTGAACGAAATTCATTATTCATTACCTCCCGTTTCTTCTGTCTCGTAAACTTCTAATCCAAGTGCAAAAGCAAGTTTATAAAACGCCTTAGACTTCCAACGTCGATAAGTACGCTCTGACATCCCTATTTCGTTATAAACCATGTAATCACATACATCCTCTTCTTCTAAATAACGTTTATAAATAATATCCCTTTGGATAATTCCTGCACGTCCATTTCCTAATCGATTTAGAAACTGATCAATACGTAATGACATTCTTTCAAGCCACTCTTCTCGTTTGCTTTGTTGAATATTTGCTATAGCAACATCTTCTAATGGCTTACCAACTGTATGTGTAGGACCATGCTCACGTATTTCATAAGAAGGAGTGACTTTCATTTCTTTACGCATCATCCCAAATTGTCTATGTATACGTACGCTTTCCAACACACCTTCTAATTCCTCTTGTGTCGCTGTTCTATCAATTTTTGGTAAGAAAGATAATTGTTTAGTCATGTAAGACCACTCCTTTTTATTTTTGAATTACTTTTGTCTTAAAGCTCCACGTCTACGTTCATAACGCGGACCATGGATTCCCATTAACCCTTCAATATCACGAGTGCTTAACTTCTCTTTTCGTTTCTTTTTAGCTTTCTTTTTCTCTTGATTCGATTGCTTTTTCCACTCACGTAACTGATCCTTTAACCCCTTCATTTCCCCATCTCCCTTTTCAAAATAAAAAGGACACCTATTCGTAAAACAGCCATAATTGCTGCTTTCATGAATTGGTGTCCTCTAGTTTTCTAGCCGGACTATATTCTGTTTGCATTCACTTTAAAATACCAGCTTGTACAAAAATATTTCTCCAAGCTTTATTCACTTGATACTTTTCCACATCTTTTGCACGACGAGCAATTGCTTTTCGAATTTTTCTTTTCTTCAAAGCTTTCATTCTCTCAGCCTCACTTTCTATTTCATTAGTTCTTTGCAACCTTCAAGAAAGTCAATAACTTCCTGAACATGCTCCTTTGTTGCCATACTTTCCAATACGTATCCTGCATCGTTATAAACATTAACCTTATTTCCTGTGAACTCCATTCCACACATTCCATCTGCACCTAATAGCTTTACGTTATCTTCCATTCTTTTAACCTCACTTTCTATCCAAAGGATTATTTTGTTGAGTTTTAGATACTTTCATTGATTTTATCAATAAGCTCATTTAATTCCGATTCTGTTTCCATGTCTGCTGTATTATCAGCGATCTCCTGTAATTTTGTAGATAATGCTAATAAGAAACTAGTTGATGCATGCATTTCTCTCTACCTCCTACATTTTTTTAATTTGTTCATTTGTTTCTTCAATTGACTCCAACCATTGGTTAACAACTTCTTCTTCCGTTGCTCCTGATTTATTAATAACTAAATTTATATGTTCGTCCAGTTTTCTATATAAATCATACTTATCCATTTTTCTTCCTCCCCTGAATAAAACTCAATATTCCGTCAATACTATAGATGACATGGTAATCTTTCTCCATTACCTGAGCAGTTAGCTTTTGCTAGCTGCTCTTTATTTTTGAATACTAATCGTGATTTTGTACCATACTAACCATAAGCAGTTATCTTAGCAGTGATTTCTGCCCGGAATCTTTTGTCAAAACGGAGCGGTCAGTTTTTGCTAGCCGCTCTTTTATTTTTTTACAACGTCTTTTGGGCAAGCACGTAAAATGTATGGCAATTCTCCTGTTTTAGATAAACCAAAGTCCCCTAATCTCGATACCATTACCACGGTATATTCTTCTCCTTTATAGAGAACTTTTTCACCTTTTAAAATACCGTTATAACCAACTATCCTGTTGTATCCATACATTGTTACACCTTTTAATTTCTTATCAAGTTCAATCATTGCAATTGTCTTAATACCATCATTATTCTCTTCTGCTTCATGCCACTTTATATCTTCCAATCTTTATTCCTCCTTGAATAAAGCCCAAAATCTTGGCCATACTATAAATAACACTTAATGATTGAACTTCCTTCTTAACGTTTCTTTCGTAGAGCAGTTAGCCTTTGCTAGCTGCTCTTTTATATTCCTGTAATTCCTTCTCGAGTCTTTCAATATGTTCATCCCTTATTTGAACATCATCTTTTAAAAACTCAATTTCCTCTTTAAGTTTCATCCGTTCGTTAAACAATTGGCGATATTCGTGTATAGATGAATCACGACTTGCTCTAAGAAGCTCAATTTCTTTATTCCTCTGTTTAAGCTGCTTTACAGCATGATCGAAATCAGCTTTTAATAATTGATACTTTGTAGAGCCTTTCATCCTAGCACCTCATTTCTCTACAAAATGAAATTTCTATACTAATTACCTTCATCTCTCATAATCCAATTCAACCTCATTACTACCTGGTCCAAAATAGCTATTTGTTTATGGACGCCATCACGATATTCTTCACTATGAATTTTTGAAAATCCATTTCGGACCCGTTTTAAATTGGATGCTCTTCTTTCTAAATCAGTGATAAGCTGTTTAACTTCTTCAGATTTCAAACTGCACATCCTTTTCTACTCAAATAGCGTTTTTATTCAATTATCGGTCTCACTTCTTCGTTTTCTTATAATCGACATGAAATATTGCATATTTCGACATTTTTCTACACAAACAGTCAAATATGGTGTATTATATAGTAGAAGAGTAAGGTAAGAGTTACTCTTTGCCATTTTAGGAAAAGGCCTGCTATTTATAGCGGGTCCTTTTTGTTAAACTACAACTAAAATAACCTTTTTATTCAAGTTGATGACCATACTAATTGGACGCATTTACCAGTATTTTTACCAATAAATTCATGATATGGTTAATTAGTCGAGTACGTCATTACTTGACATTTACCCTTAGAAGCCCCGTAGATAAACGGGGTTTCTTTTATTTAAATTATAATTTCTTTAAAAACTTTTTACCTTTTAACTGGACAAGCATATGTTATTGTATGGAGGCATCCATTCATAGAAATCTACCTTTCTTGTTAAAGAGCATACTTACATGTGTGCTCTTTTTTGTTTGCTATGAAATAACGATTTTGTTTAATTTCTAACTTTTATCACATTAGTTTTAAATGCTTCACCCTTACGGTTAAAAGATACAATATTCATACCATGATAATCTCTGTGCCACCGGAAAGTTGGATCTAATCTATTATTAAACTCTCCATCAAACTTTCGTATCGTTGAAATTTTGATATTCTTCATTCCCATAAAATTTTCTTCACCTATTTTTGTCATTTGTCTATTTCTTGTATGTCTCATCCGTTCCATTCCCCTCCATATCTTTTATCACTAAGTGTAAATATTAAGTTGTAAATTTAATTTACTTAGTGCTATAATTCGAGAGATCGATAGTTACATTCACTGATCAACCTCATGTAATTTTAATAAAAGTTCTCGAGATTCAGCCCCTAACAGCGCACCGTTAGGGGCTGAATTCTTTCCAAATAAAGATTTTATTGTACAACTACACATACCTAAACAACATGCATACATTATGGTGTGTATTCATTCAATATAAGTTTTGGTAAGAGAGTTCTTTGGCAAGAGCTCTCTATTTTTAAAATAAGAATTTTGTTTAGTATTCTGTCGAAGCAATGATACATGGATTTGTAATATTATCCCGCTTTATTACCCATTCGAATGACCTTAAAACACACGTTTCTCCACCTCTATGAATTACTGGTTCGATTGTGGCTACTCGTTGTTCTTCGTCAGGTAATTCATCAATGCTGATATGCATTTTGTCTTTCAAACTAACTTCCCCAACAAAATATTCTTCAATTTCCTCCCGATCTATGAATTCCTCATAAAAGTTTTTCGCTTCCTCTTCGTTCTTTGCAGCTACCCAATCGTAATCATTCATTTTAAAAACTTTCATCAGTAGCTCTGGATTCTCATAAACATTTCCTACGACTTCACATTCTTCTGAAACCCAATCAATGTCCTCGTCAATTGGGCTATCCCCTAAATAAAACGAACAATTGCCATACGTTACTTTCCAATGACTATAAGTGGTCGCGGTGTTTTCTGGTGTTTCATACAGTGTAGGTCCTTTTAAAATGTCACCTACATAAATTTCTTTGCCGTTTTTATCCTTTATTCCCGTGTATGGTAACAATGGAGAATAATATTGATCTTCTTTCCCGCCATTCTTCAAAGTGTCTTTTAAGCTATCAAAGTTCAAAATTTCTTCCCAGCTGTACATGATTCGATTTTCTTTACCATATATCCGATATTTAATTTCATTCATATCTCATTCTCCTTTTCTGCCAAATAACTATTTTGTTATGTTTTTTAGTAATTCTGGATTTTCATAGATATTACCGACGATCTCCAATATGTGCATTTCGTTCCATAACGGAACTGCTGCGGTACCATTATCAATCCACCAACATCCTTCAAACATCATCACTTGTCCTACAAATTTTCTTGGTTCTCCAAAAGCAAATACCGTCCGTTTACAAATGTCACCTTCATAGATTTCTATTCCTTCAGAATCCCTTATTTCTGCATACTGTAAATTTTTCAATTGAGTATATTCGCCGTCATCAACTCGATATATCGCTAACTCTCCATAGGATAACCATGCATTTAAATTGTCCTCGCCTTCAATTTCATCACCTGAATACATCTTTTTAAGTTCTTCATCCCACGCACGGAACTTATTTTCCCTCATATCTATTTCCCTCCCAAATAACGCTTTTGTTTAGTTTTTAAAAACCTATGCTAACGCAATCAAAACACCGATATAGAGGTCTATTTTTATATGTCCAATAATTTATTCCGTATAATTTACTGACATCCACCTTATTCCCGCAAATATCGCACTTTTTCACTTTTGTAAGTCTCCACCTTTGTTTCTTCATCCATAACTCCTCCGTTTTTATACAAAATTCAAATTTGGTCTTTATCAAAAACTTCAATATCATGTAAAACCTGCGTAAAGATTACATTGATTCACCCTATCTACCCAATAAACGTTATATAATGAACTTGCAAATACCCGATTTGCACAATACTTGCTTTCCATGCGACTTATGCTTGAGTGCTAGGAGAAATCCTAGCCTTTTTCATTTCACATCGACACGTGCTTGACTTGCTTCCCGACTAAATCCATCTGGATATCTTTTAGCCAATTTTGCTATGTTCATTTCAGCAATATCTTGTAACGTATATCCCAGTTCGTGTGCCATAATTGATACATAATATATAATGTCCCCTAGCTCTAATGCTAATTTATGAGTATTTCCATCCTCTTCTCCTGGGCCATGCGATGGTTGAAATCCATGACCATGATAAATTGCTTTTTTTACAATATCGGCAACTTCACCAGCTTCTCCTGTAAGCCCTAAAGCTGCATTTGAAACGCGTCCTCCAAAATCAGTTTTGTTATTCCAAGTACGTAATGTTGCTTCCTGATAATCATTTAATTCACCGATTGACAAGATACTTGCAATCTGTAAAACAGTAGCTTCTTTTATAACTTGCTCTTCTTTGTTTGCTTCACTAATTAATTTCGTTGCTTCCAATACACCATTTTCCATAACGTTCATTTTGTTTTCCCCTTCCTATTTAGCAAATTCCTAATCCTGTCGGACGATTTTTAATTAAATACTTATCAGCCTGATCTATTACAAGGAGCGCAACTTCCGCTTGGTGTCTCCTTAGTACTTCCGCCATCTCTGGTAAACTCATACCTTGATTCCACATTTCACGAAAACGAATTACATCTCTTTCATCCCAAATGAAGTTAGCTTCTTCTAAAGCGATGTAAATTTTCAATCTCGATTCCTTCATCGCCTCATGATTTCTTGCTACACTCATAAGCGAACCTACTTTCTAAAAATGATTATTTTATCTTTTCAGTAAACTTAGTATCCACACGATCAACTTTACCGTTTACCCAAACCGCGACTTGTTCACCAAATCCGCTCATTGGTGGATTTACTGCTGTTACATTTCCATCCTTTACTATTAAAAGCTTGTTGCTACTAACATCAATTTCTATTTTTTTCATATGTCCCTCTCCCTTTTACTACCGCATGTACTCGACAACATCAGGTTTAAATCCACTTCCTAAATAAATCCTTACCGGGATAATTTCTTTTTTATCCCTTGCTGCCTTACATAACTCTTCCGCTGTATCCCAACTAAAAAATTTATCTACAGCGCGTTGGAATCTCCAAATTGCCATTACATATTGTTCAAATATGTCATAGCGATCATCTTGTTTAGTTGTACGTGGTAACTCATCCGTACCCTTTGCATTTCTTGGAACTTGGACACGTACATCTGTATATGTAACGCGTCCATTTCCTTTTTTTACATTGGCTTTCATTACATCAAACTCACAAATTGCTGGCTCTACATCAAAAATATTTAGTTGCTTAGGCATGTACCTTCACGCTCTTTTCAAGAGCATTAAGTAACTCATTTGCTCCCGCCTTACTCAAAAACATTCGACCACCTAACAATTCCATGTTTGATTCAGAAACTTCACCTGTTACAAAACATGACTTTTCATGTTTTCTTAAAACGATGTTTTCCCCATCAACATGAAAGTTTAATGCTGTTCCTTCAGCAATCCCCAAAGTTCTGCGTAACTCTACTGGAATTACTACACGCCCTAGTTCATCTACTTTTCTTGCAACACCTGTATTTTTCATAGCTTTCTCCCCCTTGTTAACTAGCTTTTTGTTGTTTGTTTCTTTCTAATTCTTGTTTCATTGATTCGAATTTTATTAGCCATGCTTGCCAACGCTTATCGTTTTCTTCTTGCTGTTGCTTTGCTACTTCACAATTACAACCGTTCGTTTCGATTACACCCGGATAAGTTTTTTTACGAATAATGCCTGTATTACGACATGATACACACATGCTTATTCCTCCTTAGAAACCAATATCTAAATTTAGAATCCTTTTATCTGTCGTTGTTTTAAATACGATTGTTTCATCTTTTGATACTCCATTTAACAACCTACTCGCTAATTTCGGATCATACTTTTGAAATAGCTGTTTGCTTGATAAATTTGATGTAGTAATTGTTGTTTTGTTCGCTCCTTGTCGCCCATTAGCAACACCATAAAGTATTTTATGAACAAAATCGCTCGCCTCTCCGTTTCTATTCATAGAGCCACTTTCAGCTCCTAAATCATCAATAACCAGAAAGTCCGCTTCAACCATTAAGCTAATACAATAATCCATCGTGTATTTTGACTCTTTATTTCGAAATGAGTCTTGTATTAAACGAATAAGTTTTTCTATCTCTACAAACAAGCAACTTTTCATTTCCTTAAATGCGTATTCATCATTAAGGGCTTCGCCATCAGAAATTGTCCAATAATGCCTTACCAGTTCATATAGCATTGCGTAAGCTAAATGGCTTTTTCCTACACCTTGAATTCCTGCAATATACACGTTTAGAGTTTCGCCCTTTTTAATACGCTCCAAAATTGCTATAGCTTTTTTCTTATTTGCTTTAGTTTCTGGACAATCCGTTTCATAGGATTCTAACCTTGATTCTGTAATTGATTGATTTTCAATAACACTATGTTTAAAAAGAAGATTCTTCTGCCGCTCTCTATTGATCTTCTTGTAATAGTTGTTGGCTTGTTGGAATAAGACTGAATCCTGCTGTTCTACTTTGCATCTTGGGCAATAAATCGAACCATCATTTTTATCAATCATCTTTCTTACTGGCTTTACAGTTACTTGTCCACCTTTACTAAATGTATGGCTTTCGCAATATTCATCTGCAAATTCTAATGCCGCTATCTTTTCAAATGATTTCTGCATTTTTTGCATTTCCGTTCACCTCGTTAAAATGGCATATTTCCTTTAAACCCCGGAATATCTATGTGATTACCGTATTGTTGTTGATTTGATTGAGGTTTGCTAACCGTTTCATTCAAATAATTATCAAAATGTTTTTGAGCGAATAATGTACTTGGTCTTAAATACCGATCAAGTGGTTTATTGTCTCTATCAAACTTCCCAAGCCATTGTGATGCTTTGTTATTAATAACGGTTTTAAAATTTTCAACTGTATACCCTTCATTCCATCTGGCTCTGATTAGTTTTCTATGTGCTTCTGCTTTATGATTAAAATTCTTTCCCGCTTTTTCATTCAAGTATTCTAAGATTTCTTGATAAGGAATTGGAACTTGTGTATCTGATTCGTCAGAAGAAGATGTTGTAGTATCTTTTTCTTTTTCTTTTTCTTTTTCTTTTTCTTTTTCTTTTTGTCCACGTATCGTTGACGTATCGTGGTACGTATCGTCAAACCCAGCCGTAATACTGATTTTTTTAACTAGCACATCATTTTTAGTTCTATCTAATACAAGCTTCACCAAAGATAGATCTTTAATTGTTTTCAACTCTTTTTGAATACAATCTTCAATTGGCTTTCCACCTTTAATCAGATTGTATTTTCCCCAGTTAAGAATACATATTTCCCTTGTTTCTTCGTTGTACACTATCAATTCATGATGCTTCGTAAAACGATCTAACAAAGCTTTAGCGCTTTCTATGGAATAACCTAATTCGAAAGCCATTTGTTTCCTTGTAATTTGATATACACCGATTTGAGTTGTATGTTCATTTGTCATTAGGTACAGATAAAAGTATCTATCCTCTGGTGTCATCTCTTCTGTAACCTTTGGATCTGACCAAAATGTAGTTTGAACATGTCTGTATTTAGCCATTAATTTACCTCCTTGTACAAACCGCCACATATGCTTGTCCACTTTTGATAATCCGTTGAATTTCATAATGCGGATAACCAACATTGAAATACTGTTCAATCATTTGCTTTAATTCATCCTTGCTCTCTGCTAAGTTCCAGAATTTATTAGGTAATAGCACTTGATATTCAGTTAAACGCATGTACTATTTCCCTACTTTCCGTGATATACTTATAACAATTGTTTTTTCTTAAAGGACCCATTGCCGTGGGTCTTTTTATTTTGTTTTACATCACTCCAAGCCCATCGTTTTATTGGTTCGTAAGTAATGTAAAGTAGCAATATACTAAATGCGATAAACATTGCAAATACTACTAACGATGTTGTATCTTCCACTAAATCACCTCCTTATTTATCAAACGGTAATTTTTTTAAAATCCGAAATTCTGTTTTAGATATCATTTTTTTTCGCCTTTTGTGCTTCTAACCATGCTTCCAAATCTTTTTGTAAGAAGAGTAACTTGCGCCCTTCTCTGATAACTGGAAACTGTGGATTATTTGCTAATTCATACATTCTACAAGCTGCTATGTTTAGATAAGCGGCTGCTTCTTTCACTCGCATTACTTTGTTTGGTTGCGATTGTTGTTGAAATGAAGCTAAAGCCGCTTGAATTTCTTCACGGACAACTTCACGAACGGATTCTTTAATGATTTCATCTAATCCCATTTTGTTTAATGCACTTGTCATCTTTGTTCCTCCCTCATGAAACTTTTGTCTATACACCTCATCGGATATGCAAACCCGCCAAATGTTACAACAAATACGATAATTTCTTTTCTTATTTTAACCACAGCCCCACTTAACCTATAGTTAAGTTAAAGCTAAAAAATTTTTATTTCATCTAGTTTCACTTTAAAAAAATCAGCAATCTTTACGATTAAATCATAGTAGGGACGGCGCTGACCGTTTTCTATATACCAGTAGTATACTTCGGTTATACCAACCGCTTCAGCTACATCCTTATACCTATAACCTCGTTCTTCACGTAGCTGTTTTAGAGTCTTCATATGCAATTCCTCTCTTCTGTTTTTGTTGTTAAACACATAATAACTTAACCTTTAGTTAAGTTCAAGTCTTTTTGAAAAATTATTTTAAAAATTTTCCCCTTTCAACTTAACTGATAGTTAATATATAATGTCAGTGAGGTAATATAAAATAAATGAGCATGTTATTACATAATATAAAATAAATTTTAGGGAGCTTGGAATATGTTTAATCATGAAAGGTTGAAATCGCTGATTGATAAAAAAGGTATTTCCCAACAACAATTAGCTGATGCGATTGGTGTTAGCCATGTTTCGGTCTATAATTATGTTGAGGGAAAAAAGAAACCAGGTATACGTACACTACAAAAGATAGCAAAACATTTAAAAGTTACTACTGATTATCTATTAGGAGTATCTGATTCACCACATTTAACAGCAGACCAAGATCTACAACTTACAAAAGAAGCCCAAGAAATCCTTCAAATTATTAATGATTTGCCTGAAAAACAACGCAAAAAGGCATTGGAACAGTTGGAGATGTTTGTTAATTATGAAAAAACAAAGAGGAATAACTAA